GCCGCCATCGTAAATGTAGAGCAACCCACTGCTGCCGATGTAGGTAGTGCCGTTGACGGTCAGGTTCGTCATTACCTGCAAGTTGTCCCATAGGGTTACCTTGCGGGTGTTGCCGGGACTAGCCGGCCCGGCACCGATGATGCAGAGCGCATTGGCGTCGAACGTGCGCGTGGAGATACTGGAGGAATTGCTCTCATCGCCTGCGGCCTGCTCGAAGCGCAACCATTTCGCACCGAGCGCCCCGCGCGTCGTGTTTGATCCAGGATCGACGGTATTCGTCGAAATCAGGAACCCGCCGGTAGAGATAGACCCGGCGGTGTCGAACGAAAGGACTTGCGTCCATGTTACGACAGCGCCAGCCCCGGAGCCGGTGCCGGTGTAAAACTGAAAACCGCCACTGCCCATATTCAGCGCAGCGGCGGGACCGGCGGCGATCAGTCTCGCACCGCTTGTCGAGGAGTAGGCATTGCCGAATAGCATGGAGCCGCCAGTGCTATTGCAGAACGGCAAGCCATTGCCGTAGATCGTGCCAGCCGACGCATCCGCTGGCGCGGTTCCACCAACGCCAAGGGCACCCTGGACAGTGACGACACCAGCTCCGCCGGTTCCAGCGCCATAGATGGTCAGCGGCCAGACAGTGGTAGTTGTTCCTGGTTTAGTGACCGCAAAGTTGATCTGCGAACCATGCGCTGTCGTCGTCCACGCCTCAGACGCAGATGGGTAAATCTGCGCGCCCCATTGGAAGCCGGCACTGTCACGACCACCAAAAATGAGCGCACCGAGTACATCGTTTGCGAGCGTCGCTGTCGGTGATGCCCCCGTCCCTTGAGCCTGATTGAACCTAATCCCCGGTTGCGCGCTCGCGCCAAAAGCATAGAGATCGAACTCCGTGCTTTGGGCGTCTGCGGCTGCTATCTCCAATATCCTCGCCGAGGTCGTCGCCGGCATTGGCGCGGCGTTGAGGCTATAGATGCCGCTCCACAGGAAGGTCGGCGGTGTCGTGCCGGTGTTGATCGTGAGGCCGTTGCCAGCCTGATAGCTGGCCCCCTGCGGCCCGGTCGCCCCGGTCGGACCTGTCGCGCCAATCGGTCCTGTCGCACCTGTTGGGCCGATAGGCCCTGTCGCGCCAGTCGGCCCGGTTGCCCCTATCGGGCCGGTCGCGCCCGTGGGACCAGTGGCTCCGGTCGGTCCCTGGATGCCTTGCGGGCCGGTTGCTCCAATTGGACCCGTCGCGCCGACATCGCCCTGCGGCCCCTGCGGGCCGACTACGCCCTGTGGACCGACCGGACCCTGGATACCCTGCGGGCCTGTCGGTCCCGGTACTCCCTGCGGCCCCTGCGGGCCTATGAGCGAGGTTCCCGAGCTAGGCCAGCCGATCGAGGTCTTCGGTCCCCAGATGAAATGCGAGGTCGTATCGATGTAGAAATCGCCAGCCTGGCCGAGCGTGTTCGACGGCGCGCCGCTGCCATGCCAGATCGTGTTGCCGTTGGGTGGTCCGACCGGACCCATCGGGCCGGTTGGACCCTGCGCCCCGACCATCCCGGGGTTCGCCACAACCCACTGTGAGCTGTCAGCGTCTGACACCCAAATGTAAAGTTGACCCCCAACAAGGTCGTACCAAAGCATTCCCAAAAATGGTGAAATTGGCGGTGTCGGAGATTGCTCCGCACCACCACCGGTTCCGCCACCGCCGCCGCCACCACCGCCTACCGGCACGCCATTGATGAAGAACCCGCCCTTGGCATCGACGCGGCCATCGGCATTGATGTGCCCGGTCGAGTGCGTCATTGGCGTATCGATGGTGATCTGAACCGCCGCCTTGAGATTGTTGGTCTGTGTGTTGGTATTGAACGCCGCGCCATTGACGCTCGTCGGGTTATGCGGCGTGTTCATCGTGATCGATCCGTTACTGCGCGGATCGAAGGTGAAATTTGTGTCTCCGGCGTCGGTGCGAATCTGCAGCGTGTTCTGATCGACGTTCTGCAGCTTGCGCGGCTGTGAGCGGAAGCCGGGAAACATGAAGCCGTCGCTCTGACTGTGCGTGTGCGACGCGATTTGCTCCTGCACGCCGCCTTGCTGCCACCATTTGTCGATCGATCGGCTGGCGAACACCACCAGGCCTTCGTCGCCCTGCTTGACCGGCAGCGTCATCGTCACACCACCGCCGGAGGGGTAATAGACCGGCACGTCCTTGAGGACCGGCATCTGTATCCATTGGGTGGTGCCGTCCGGCAGCGCCTGCTGGAATTTGATCGCCGGCTGCGTCCCAACCACGTTGCGCCCGTCATCGGCGATCTGGATGGTCGCCGGGTAGGCGGTGTGCACCTCGGTCAGCGCGTCCTTGATCGCCTGGTGCAGTTCGTCAGAATCGTCCTCGAACCGTTCGCGCGGGTCCATTACCCCGCTAGAGCCGTCAGCCATCTCACCTCCTACGGGGTCGACACATAGAGGTGACCGTCGCCGCCGAGATTGTAGAAATCCGGCACAGTGTCGGGGTTGACATCGGGGCCGACCGTGATCGCGGTCATAATCGTGTGCCAGCCGGGTCGCATGTAGTTGTACTGCTCCAACAGATCGGAACCGGTAACGATCGGCATGCCGCGCAACAGCGGCACCAGGCCGGTCTCGTCGAACCAATCGACGACCCAGGTCTGATTGACCCAGTTCCAGGCAAAAAATAACGAATAGGTTATGCCGAGGATCGTCACCTGTTCCGAGAACGGCTGCCCGGCTTGGGTCGGAATCTCGTAAGTGATCATTGCACCGCTGCTGCCGTGATGTCACCGAACCCTTTATCCGCCAGTGCCTCGCCCGTGGTGTTGCTGATGATCGTTGCCGTGGTCGCCGCTGGCGCTCCAGTGATGTCTTCGTACTGGCCGGGAATGATGTTCGAGGATTGAAGCTGCGACGGTGGCGTCGGCTTCTCCGGCGGGATCGGCGGCATCTCCTTTGGCCCGTTCTTGGCCTGCGGCGCGTTCGATTGCGGGTCTTTCTGCGAGTTGGGGTCGCTCGACATCGTCTGCGCCGTCGTCGTCTGGGTGCGGACGATGATCACCTCGTGGCACACGATCTCGGCGATCAGTGCCCATTCGCTATGTTCGTCGGTCGAGACGTTGATCGACTGGATCAACATGTTCCGGTAGTGGCGCTTGCCGGTATATAAATCAAACGGTTGCAAAGACGCTTGCCAAGCCAATAATGCGCCATATACTCCGCTGACATCCGACAAATCACCCGCCCAGGCAACCGACCAACCCGCGCGTATTGTTACTTCACTGGGGCGTTTATAGGCGTGATCATTTATAGGGGCACCCTGCTCTAGCGGATGGGTACTTATGACTAGCTCGTCGCGCTCCGTTTCCTGGATCGTAACCTGTGCGAATACTCCACCAATGGACCGTCGATACGGCACAAACATGCCTGGGGTCCAAGGGTTACCGCCCTGCATCAGCGCCTTCCTTTCGGCGGGATCGGTGCTTCCGCGCCGCCGCCTGGCAGCGGGATTGCCGGCGGCGGTGGCGGCACCTCCGGCGCGGGCGTCGAAGGCACCGATGGCGGCGGAATTGCCGGCGGATCGGGGATCGGCGGCGGCGCTGGCTGGGCCGGCGGCAGTGCCGGCGCGTTCGGGACCGGCGGCGTGCCGGCGCTGCCAGCCTGGCCGGTCGAACGCGGTTGGCGCGATCGCAGATAGGCGGTGCCGATGTTGCTGACCTTGGCCAAGTCAGCGCCGCCGGGGCCGGATGCCGAGCAGATCAGCGCGGTGTACCAGGGATTGCCGCGCGTATCCCCGTAATGCTTCATCAACGAGATTTTGTAGGTGCCAGTCGGCGAAATCGCCGCCGAGCTAAACGTCCACGGGCCGGTCGCCTTGAACGGCAGCCCGCCGGTCGGGGTGCCGAACCCGCTCTGCGCGTCGAATTGCGAGCCTGGCGCGAACGGCACACCCGAGAGCAGCGAGGAATCGATCTGCACCAGCCCGCCGATGCGGAGCTTCGGATTTAGGAGACAGATCACCTCGATCCCGGCGGGCGTGACCTTGGGGATGCCGACCAGACCTGTCTTCGGTGACAAAACCACCATTTCGCTCTGCCGGTATCCGCTCCACGGGATCACATAGGCCTTGCCGTCATCAATGAAGAAATCCGAATTGGTCGCGCGGGTCTGATCGCGGATTAGTGACACTGCGTGCCCGGTGTAGGAGCTTGCCCGCAGTGTCGGCTGCTGACCAGGTCCGAGATCGACCCGACCGATCGGGATGTTGCCCTTCTTGAGCACATCCTCGACCTTCTTTTGCGGCGTGGTTCCCGCCGGCCAGTCGAGCGAATGCACCGCATAGTTGAGCCAGGTGTCCTGGTCGCCGGCATGAATCTCGATGTAGCTATCGACCGGATTCTCCTTGCCCTGGATGTAGAGAACCACCGTGCCGTCGAAAATCATGCCGTATTGTTCGTTCTGGTAGCCGGCGGCGAGTTGCACGCGGGCGTATTGCTTGATCTTCTGTTCAGTCGCCGGCCCGGTGTTGCGCGACAAGTTGTATACCTTGACGATCAGATCGTTGGGCGTGTCGCGGGTCAGTTTGGTTAGCTCGAAATTTACCCGCATTTGTGACAAATCGATACCGCCCATATTGCCGCCCTGCGGGCCGGGCGCTTGCGAGAAATCGCCGAACTGCCCCTTCTGGCCGGCGGTACTGCCATACACAACCAGACTGATCTTGCGCAGCCACAGCCCGGTTTGCTGCGATCGCCCGGTACTTTGCAGCGTGCGCTCCGTTGCGTTGCTGCCCCACGGCTGCCCTTGGGCGGTGGTTAGATTGGCGTTCGAGACATCCCAGAGGTTGGCGACGCTCATACGAGCTTCCGCGCGTGGTTGCGGCGGCGGCGCGCGCCGTGTTTATCGGCCAGCGCCCGCACCGCCGCAGCGGTGCCGTAGGGGTGACCGGATTCGTAGATGTTGTAATTGTGCACGCTGTGGTCGCTGGCATCGACGGTCTGGCGCGCCAGGTTGCGGTAGTTGATGCGCCCGCCGATGGTCGGGTGCACATGTCGGAAATCGGTATCGGGGAGATCGCCGAGGGCGACATCGCCGCGCCCGAGCGTGGCGCGTTCCTCGGCCATGATCCGGTTGTGATCTCGCACCGCCGACGAGATGCCGATCAGCGCGATGTGCGCGCCGACGCTGTGCAGCGCTTTCACCGTCTTGCGGAAATACTCCATCTGGCCCGGCTGAAAGCCCCAGTTCGAGCCGCTGGCGAGCGCCACGTTCTTGCCCCGGAAATCCTCCAGGTGCGTCGAGAGGCTGTTGTAGATTTGCTCCGGGGTGCGGCCATCGACGGCGTCGCGCGGCAGCCCGAGCGCATCAGCGAGACCGTGTCCGATCGAATCGCCAAGCACCATGTTGACGCCGCCACGCATCGCGCTGTGCGCCGCCAGCATCGAGCGGACGACCCATCGGTCACCACCGGCAACGGTGCCTTCTGCTGGGAACCCGCCCTTGTATTGCGCGCCGATGCGCTCGCCGGCCCGCGCGCCTTGGTACATGTTGCCGCTGCGTTCGGTGAAATGCACCGCGTAATTCGCTTCTGATGCGGTCTTTGCGGCGCGAATGCGGTCGAGCACGCCATACCGTCTCTCGGTTGTCTCCTGCTCGTGCCACCAGTACTTTAGCTGGTTCATAAAATCATACGGGTCTTTGTTTTGCATCGTCGGCAGAAAATTATTGATGTAGTTGGCCCAGCGGGTCCGGTCCCACTGCATGATGCCGGTGTGCCCGCCGCCGATGTCGTTGTGAGCACGCGGGTTGAAGCCCGACTCCGATTGCATCCAGCCCATGATGCCGCCGGCCTGCTCTGCCGTTAGCCCCTTTTCCTGCATCAGCCATTTCATGCCGATCGGGATGTTCTGCGGCATCGCCGCACGCCCTTCCGGCCCGTAGCCGCCACCAGGTCCGCCACCGGGTCCGCCACCGGGGCCGGTGCCCATACCCTCACCGCGACCCATGCCCTTCTCGAAGCCCATCGCTTTCAGAAGCTGATCGAAAGCGTCGATCAGCATGTCCTCGAAGCGATCGTAGAAATCGTCGATCAGCTGGACATAGGGGCGAAAATTGCCGGCACCCGACCACCAATGCTGGAACCCCTGCCAGAGCAGCATTAGTGTCGTATTGGTGTCACTGAACGGCGAGGTTGGCATCGGCGGGCCGGCATAGGTGCCAGGCCGCTTGGCGGTATCCGCAGCCGGTCGCGGGTGCGAAGATTCGTATTGGTGACGAAATTTAAGCTCGTCCGGCGAGTCCAGGTTCGAGACCCCGAACTCGCTCTGCGCCGCCCATGCGTCGAGATAGTCCTTATCGTACTGACTGAGCGTCGCCCGGCTGGCAAAGTACCCGGCAGCGCCGAACGCAATCGCGCCGACAACGGTGCCCACACCTGGCATGATCGCCGTGCCGAGCGACGCACCATACGCAGCGGCACCACCGGTCGCCAGGCCGACGCGGTGCTCCCAAATCCATGCCATCGTGTCCTTGATGTCGCGCAAGATTTCGGCGAGATCGCTGAACGATTGGTTCAGCGCCTTCATGTTCTCCTTGTCGTCGAACCACTTGCCGAGCGCGATACTGGTTTGTTCGATCCACGTCCAAATTTCGTGGAAGAGCTTCTCGATGCCGCCAATGGTTTCGGGGTCACTGAGCCACTTCTGCAGCCGATCGGCCCAGGAATTGATCTGCGCACTGCCTTCGTTGACCATCCAGTCAGCGAAATCGTGCATAAGCTGATTGAGGCCGGGCAGCGCTGCGTCCACGATCTTGTGGATCGACATCGACGCGGCGTCCCAAATCTCATGGAACGTCTCGGTAAATTCCTTCGACCGCTCTGCGTACTTGTCCCACTGCTTCTCGTCAAAAAACTTGTGCCGTATCTCGGCGGCACGCGCCATCTGGCGATCAAATTCCTCGATGTTGATCGCGTTCTGCCGGATCACCTCCGGGTCGAAATGCAACATCTCGGCGATCTGGCGCGCGTAGTACTCTGCGTACGGACCCTGCGCCTTCATGCGGGCGTAGAAATGAACCATCTGGTTCATTGCTTCGGCGGCGTTGTTGAAGCCGCCGATCATCGTCGTCGCAAAGTATTTGAGGTTCGGGTCGTCGCGCATGCCGACAGCAAATGCGTTGATCTGCTGTTGCGCCTGCGTTGCGCTCATGCCGATCTGACTGAACGCGAACCCGATGTCGCTCAACATGCCGGCTGGCGTGCCGGTGCGCTGTGACAACCAATAAAGGTTGTCCATTGCCGCGACGCTGCGGCGAACCGATTCCTCGATGCCGATCGTGAAGCCGATCAACACCTCGGCGAAATGCTTGAAGCGCTCCTCGCCGCGCTTCAACCGTTCGGCAAGATTTTTTTCTTCCTCCGCGCCGGTCTTCTTGGCGTGGTCGCGGATGCGCTCGTGCACCCGCGTGACGGTCTCTTCGAATTTGCGCCGCGACTCTTCGTTGGTGACGAAATTGAGTAGAACCTGGAAGCTTTTGATGACGCCCGACATGTCAGCCATGGCGAGCCTCGTCTTCCTGCGCTCTGCGAATGCGCGCGCGGTTCTCGGCCTGCACCGTCAGGAACTCGATCATGCGGGCGATATCCTCCAGCATGAGCGTCCCGTCAATCAGCGATTCATACTTGCAAAGCCCGGCCTCGACGGGCGCTAGGCACCACTCCTCGACCTCGTCGTTCATCTCCGCTAGATCGACGGGGAAGGGGAGTCCTCGGTTGCCGAACGCTGGCCCAGGAGGCCGAGCAAAGAAGGGCCGAGGTTGTCACTGACAACCTCCATGACAAGCTGCAGCAGCGTCGCCAGGTCGATATCCTCGAACATCAGGTTGCCGCCGCGCATCATCGGCACCCACTGCTGGCCGTTCCAGCGCTGGCACACAGCGAGACATTTTTTCAAGACGTAGTTGACATCCTCGTCTTCCATCTTGGCGAGGATTTCGCTGATCGGCTGCATCGCCTCGAACATGATCGCGTTCTCGACCGCGCCGCCGGCCTGGTCTTCGCCGTTGGTATAGCCCTCGCCGCTGTCATTGGTGATGCGATGCTGTTGCGCCTGGATGTATCCCCGACCCATGCCGAACCAGATCGGGGCGACCTTGCGCGCAACATGCGCCTGGTCGAAAACATTCATGCGGTTGATCATGTACCTCGTGCCGTCTATTTCGGTCTCTGCCATGCGTTACCCCGCGACTCCTGTGGCGGCTCCGACACCGCTGCCGAGAATGAAATCGACGACGCCACTGTGGAATGTCCATACCATCTCGCCGCCGTCTTTGGCGTACGTCACATCGGCAAATTTCGCAAATGCCGATTGCTGACACACGATCGTATCGTTGCGCGCCATGTCGCGGATCGAGATGGTATTGTAGCCGAATGTAGCGCTGCCGACCGTATCCGCTGCATACATCGCCGACAATAGCGCGTTGGTCGGCGAGGTCTTCAGCAGGCGCACGGTGATCGTCGCACCTTTGCCCGCGTGCAGCGAATGCATCACCGCACCATCGGCACCAATGGTCATCGTATCCTTATCTTCTACCATGACCACACTGATACCGCCTTCGGCATCGCCCGCGCCCGCGCCGAGGCTGAACGAACCGTTCGGCCCGACAATCGAGCACATGTTGTCCAGGAAGCTGTAAGTCGAAATTGTCAGGGCACTCCTCTATCCAGGGTTACAATTACGCCGCGTCTTGGAAGCTGTTGTTAGGCAAATAACCCTCCCATAAAAGCCTTGAGGATTGCACCCAAACCAGCCGCTGCAAGCACGGCTCTGTTGACATTTATAAGAACATCGGAAAAATGGACTGCCCCGGCGAGCTTCACTGCCACCTGGATCAGAGGCGCGATCCGCTGCTCGCGTGTCGGCTGATCCTGACTGTCTACCGAGGCGGCATAGGTGTACCAACCGCTCGACAACAATGCGCCCTCCGTCAGGAGACCGAACCCTGGCGCATTCCACCGCCCCGGCGCGATCAATCCATTGATCACGCCTTGTGACAGCGCGCCGTCACAGCCAGTGACCAGGACGTGCACCCCAGGATCGGTCTGCGGAATTTTCGGAGACTGATAGAGAATGTTGTAGAGATCGTTTTGTATCCTGTTCGCTAACCAATCCAAACCCGTCATCTCGTCGAAATAGGCAGCACCGCTGACGACACCCTCCTGCAGGATCGAGGTGCTGTTGTTGTAGGTGACGTAGGCGTTGATGCGTTTCGCAGCCAGCGTCGAGGCCTGCGTCGCATTGATCAGTTCGGGAGTGACACCAGGCTCAATTTTGAATTTCATTGTTATTGTTGTGTTGCTGCCTTCGTAGTTGACTGTCAGTGACCGGCCAAAGAACGAGGCGATCGCGAACGGCGTGTTCGAGTATTGGATGCAGGTTCGCATGTACTCCGCTGCCGAGGCCTGCGAACCGATGTCGGTGTTGTTGGTCGGATCGAGGCAGGTGGCATCGTTGGTGGTGATGCCGTAGATGTGCTTGTCGCTGGCCGCCTCGATATAGGCCGAGACCGCCAGGCGCTGCGCATTGGTCAGCGTCACGCTGGCGGCGAACATCAGCGCGTACCAGCCATAGCCATCAACGCGGGCAACGGCGGCGACCGGCGTCTCGGCGAGCATACCGGGGACGCTGCGCATTGCCAGTCCGCTGGTCATCTGCATCATCGTCGCCAGGTCGGTCGTCGGCATCGTCGGCGAGGTCAGGAAGCTGATCGACGAGGTCGCGCCCGAGCTATTCGACTGGATTTGGAACGATTGTCCGTTCCAGGTGCAGACCGCGTGTTGCGACGGCGTATTGGCGGCGAGCGCGGCAGTGATCGCGGTGGCGACGCCATTAAGGTTGAGACAGCTTGTCAGGTTGATGCCGGCGACATGCGCGATCGTTCCGCCATCCACTTGGATGCCAAACCCGCCGTTGGTGACGACGGTCCAGTTCGACATCATCTGCTGTGCCGGCGTCAGCGGCCCGCCGGTCAGCCGGCCCGAGGTCGGGGTCGCCGCCCACGCGCCGATCAACACCTGGTTCGGCTGCGGGATTTGGCTGAAATAGAGCGCGGCTGCGTAATACTCCGGCGCGGTGGTGCCGAAATCCCCGGCAACATCGCTGATCGAATTATATTCGCGCATCGCTTCGCCGGTATCGACGACGCCACTGTCACCGAGGATCAGCAAATTAAATGGCTGCTGGATGGCGCTGACCGGTGCGAAGCTCACCTCGACATCGACCACGCGACTGACAGACAACCCCTGATTGGCCATGTGTGTCTCCTATTCAATAAAGCCGGTATCGACCTCGGTGATGATGACCTCAGTGCTACCTGGCGGGTTGTTGTGGATTTCCGCCTGCGCGCGCAGGAGCGTCCGCACCGCGTAATTGAACCTGATCTCGCGCCGCAGGATCAGATCGGCGTCGAAGCGATTGACCCATTGGTTTTGGATGTAGTCAGGCGCGCGGCGGATCGCGGCGACATCGACCAGGCCGACATTGTTGGCGCGCAGCATGTAGCGGTTCTGCCAGACGAACAGGCCGCTGCGCAGCATGCCGGCGTACCAGCCAGAGTTCGGCCCGTAGAACGTGCAGAGCACGGTATCGACCTGGTGTTCCTGCAGCATGTCGAGGCCGAGACCACCGTCACCTGTATCGCTGTGGCCGACCCATGGCGAGAACTCGACCTGGATGTCGGTGACCCCGAACGCGCACCAATTGGTGTTGAAATCGGGGATCGTCGGCGGTCCCGGCTCTGCCTGCCAGCGCGGGCGCACGAGATTTTTATCGAGATTGGTCACCCCAACGATCAGATCATGCAGGAAATTGTCCCATGCATCATCAGCCGGCGGATTGGGTGTGCTCTCTGGCCCGAGATAGCCTTGCTGGGTTGAGTCGGGAACCCAGACCACCTAGTGCATCCGCATCCTGACCGAGCCGCGATCGAGGCGCACCGGCCCGGTCTGGCGAGTGATCGCCCGCGCCGATAAGGCCGCTTGTGGTGGATCGGCGGCGAGCAGATCGTTTAGCTCTTTCGCCGCCCCGGCGTGCGTCTCGGCCAGTTCGGTGGCCTGTTCCGGCGTCGGCTCGCCAGGCTTCGCCGAGGCGTCCTCGCCATCTTCCGACTTGTAGAGGTCGGCATAATGTTCGGCCATCTGCGCGTGGTAGGCAGCGTTACGCTCCAATTTCGCGCGTACCAGTGGCGACATCTTCGCCCTCCTTTTGAAGAACCCACGAGATGTGTTTGATCAATTCCCCGGTGTCGATCAGCGGCGTGGTGTCACCAGGCATCAGCGCCTTGCGGCGATAGCTGCTGCCTTTGCTGCGCCTGCGGCGATTGCGCACCGTCGATGCCGCCAGTGGCGGCGGGATGTGCGCCTGCATGCGGCGCTGCACGCCCTCGACCGCCTTAAACCCGGCCTTGCCAAGCTCCTTTTCGATATCGATCAGGC